TTCTCCATAGCAGTCTCGGACAACGCATCCTGCTCATCCAAGATATCGTCCAAAATGACAATATTACCGCCGCGCCCGGTCATCGCTCCGCCCTTACCAATGAAAAAGGCCTCCCCACCCTGAGCCGTGTTCCACCGACCAGCAGCCTTCGAGTCAATCGACAACTGCATCCCAGGAAAAAGCTCCTTGTACCGCTCATCCTCCACCAAGTTTCTAATCATCCTACCGAACCGCTGAGCGAGCTCCGCGGTGTGCGAGCCCACAATAAGCTTGGCGTCAGGCTTTTTCCCCATGATGTACGCAGGAAATAAATAACTGCCCATCTGACTCTTACCGTGCCTCGGGGGCATCGCAATCATCAGGCGCTTGCACTCGCCGGCCACTACCCGATCAAGGGCCTTGGCAATGATCCTGTGGTGCTCACCCACGATCATCTCAGGCCAAACATATTTGCAAAAACTAAGGAACTGCGTCGTGGATTTTTCATGCGCACTAAGAAGCTGGAGCCGTAGCTCGAGGCGCAGCATCTCTTCTTCGGCGTCTTTAGGTAGGGTATTGGACATAGGACCAGGTTTTGAATTTTGCAAATACTAACCTAAGGCAAGCGTTTTGGAAACAAGGGGGCCTATTTTAGGGGGTGGGGGTCAAGATTTCATGGGCAAAATCTGGGGCAAAAATAGGGTACGGGTCGCTGCAGGCAACTGACGGGCTGTTTATGGCCCTCCCCCCTGTCTAAATACCAAGAGTAAATTACAAACGAAGAGAGGTATGCGGGCCCACCCACCCCCGCCACCACCATTTGAGGGAAAATATAAGGGAAAATCTATCGGCGCAGGCGCGCCGATAGCCGTGGGCTATGTAATGCTTCTGTTTCTAGAATACAGCCAGGTTGATAGTACTTCTGTTTTCAGAGCGCTATACTGTAAACCTATCAGGGCTGCAGCCCTGATTACCTTTGCCTATGATGCTGTAAGTTGTTGATTCATAAGGGAAAAAGCAAAGAGCCCCAGGTCGATGACCTGGGGCTCTTGAACCTAGACTAAGTGGGCGGCTGCCGCCCACTACCGGTTAGCTGTTTACATGCACAGCCACTAAGTCACCGGCTGCAGCCGCCTCTTCGGCTTTGCGTTTTGCCTGATACCTTGCGCGTGATTCTTTCTCAATAGTCAGCGCCTCTTCTTTGTTGACCAGATCGCGGTCAGCAATCCGAACCTCAACCCCGTCACCCAGTGAGTAAACATAGGTGCTGTTGTCATAGTTGTAATCACTGCGCACTTGCGACAGTGAGCAGAGGAATCCGGCCAGTGCCTGCACATCCTTTGCAGGCATGCCGTCAGGTAATGCGAACATATTGCCGCTGATGCTGATTGTCTTAACTGATTTCATATCTCTATTCTTTCTAAAGGTTGTACTGGACCGGCTGGCCCAGTACATGAATTATACACCAGATTATCGGGCTCTCACAACTAAATCCAGATTACTTATTCTGTCCTCAAGATTATCATCCATCCATTGATCAATGGATGATTCAATATCAAGCTCATTACTTGCCCAACGGTTTAGCCTACCCTCTAATTCATTTTCTTCCCATTGATCAATTTCACTACGGATCAGGCTCAGCAGCATAATCTTTTCGGGGCTCGAGCCCCGATCATCGAAAGCTGCCGCAGCAGCATTTACCAGAACCATGACGGCAGTTGTAGCTGCAACCTTATCCGCGCCGGATAAGGTATCAACTAATGACATTGAATATGTCATAGCCTGATCAATATTGCCACCATGGTTTGCAAATAAACCGCTGGCATGTTTACGAAATGGGTTTGTCATTTTCTCTATCCTCTATGGTTGATTAACTGGGGGCGGCTGCCACCAGTGAGACTATTATATCACCGTTTCTTTTCGTGTGGTTGCAATGAGTCGGCAAATTCCATCCCTTTATAAAAAACAAGATATGCGTCCATTAGTGAGGTGTAGTACTGCCCTTGGTACTCAACCCCCAATTCTTCATCATTTAGGAAGTTCTTAACCTCGTCTGCACTAGCTACTGCAACGCACGAAAGATAAGCGCGGGTGAATGCAGCTTTGAAGTCTTCACTTAATTTGGTCATGGTCTCTATCCTCTATGGTTGATTAACTGGGGGCGGCTGCCCCCAGTGGGACTATTATAGCACGGGGCTTACGCCCCGTGCTAATCCCTTACCAGCTAGACTGGTAATTAAAATACCACCCGCTGCCCTCGGGCGCCGCCTCAAGCAACAGGGGCAGTTCGTGCGCAGTGCGTTCAATATCCTCAAAATAACTATTGTCATATTCAGTTGTGCCAAAGAAGAACCCTGCAGCAGAGGGCAGCAGTTCTTTTGCTAATTTGCGATTGGCTAAAACCGCATTGCAGCAGACAATTAACGACTGCAAATTTTCACGCGATACCCCGTAAGAGCCGCAGTCATCTTCGCCATCCTGCACATTTTTTACAAACCAGTTGTGAATTTGGTTTGCCTTGCGCCACTGCATTCCCATACATACCACCCGCGCCAATGGCGCGGGTAACTTGCCAATGTGCGGCAATTCGCTAACAGGCGGAGCATCATAACGAACAGAGCGCTCAACGCGCAGATACATATCTAGTCCCATTTTCTCTATCCTCTATGGTTGGTTATGCTGGTGGAGGCCTCCACCAGCAAGACTATTATAGCACCGTTTTAACAATCCGATAATCCCTTTCGGAATACTCAGGCATTTCTTTTAACAGGGAATTTATCTCGGCGCGCGCTTCGTGTTCACTGTCGAACACGCACGGGATATCGTCATCAGTCCAGACATTCTCCCAAGTGTTGCCAAAGCGGGTTTCGACAATGTACTTCATGGCACTATCCTTTTTTCCACTGCCTCTGCAATAAATAAGGCGGTCTCTTCATTTGGACAATCAGCTACGCATTCAATTCCGCCCTCGATCAGGTGGAGAAATACGCTCCAGTAATAGATATCCGGATAATCCCGATCACACTGCTCAAAGTAATCTTTCCCGTTTCTCACTTCGCGAGAAACGGGGTGCACTTCCACCGCATCGTATAAGCTGAGATTCATGCCGCGGCCTTTCGTTGTGCGAGATTTATTTCACGGGCCAGATCGTCGCCCCCGTTCTTACCAATCCACCCATGGCCGTGCCACTCGTACGGGGCCCTCCGCTGCACAGTGATTTGATTCTCGCCCCAAGTCAATTGGATAAAGTCCGCGCCCTGAGCAATAGCCTTTCGCAGCGCAGCGCGCAGCGTGACAATGCTTGGCTTGTTGGTGTATTCGTGCTGAATGATCATGCTGCATACTCCGGAAAACCGTCAGCGCCAGTAACAAGATACCCGCCCAAACACTCACATTTAAACGTGTTGCAGTCAATCAGCACAACTCCCACGGCGACGCGGGAGTCCTCCGCGGTCAATTGGGCAGGGGCATTTGATACGCCAAAACTAAGCGCCCCGTCAGGGTCCGCAGCGGTGCATTCCTGCACCAGTCGCGCGCTCGCATAGTCAATATCCCCGCGCCGCTCTTTCATGCGTTCCGCCAATCTGCGGACAACCTCCGGGGCTTGGCCCCCGGACCAATGACAATAAACAACAGGCCCGAAGTCTTCGCCCTGCACCATTTGAAGTAAAACTCTATCGCCCATTTTGCTATCCTTTCTGAGTTACCCGCTGCGGGGACCCCCGCAGCAGTGCCGCTATTATAGCACCACCAACACGCGCCGCGGCCAATTGTATTTTTCTATCAAAATGCCCGGGGCTATAGCCCCGGGCAACGGGCACATTATGCCAAAACCGCATAAACCGCGCCCCGCTGCGCGCGCCGCGGAGCAAGAACCTGGCACCGCGCGCCACATTTCAAGCGTCACGCGCCCGGGACCGGGGGACTGGTTTACCCTGCTGCAACTAACCCGGGCAAATTATGCATTTTTCGCATAACCCGCCCCTATAGGCCGGGGCTATCAGCCCCGGGGTCTCATTAGTTAACAGCTAATAGCTCCATTGCCCGGTTTTTGATAGCTGCACCAGTTCCAAACCATGCCGATTCAAGCCGGGTATTGTCGCTGCGCCCTCTTTCATGGTCTATTAATTCAGTAACAGCATTGAGCATGCCCCAACGGGTACCAGTTACCCCGCCGATATCGGAACCAATGGCGGCACCATTGAATAAGTGCATTATTCGTTTGTACGCCTTTGAAGCCGTAATATCTATTTTCCCGGTATGGTAAGGCTTGAGCAGTTCAGTTACAAAAGCATCCGCGGCTTCCGCGCCCATGGTTTCCCCCGCCAGTTTGCGGGACTGAATTAAAAACCGCTCCCAATTATTTGCCACAATTCCAAGCTCTAAGCGCACCGCCTCAGCATCGAAGCGCTCACTATGCAAAACGCGCACCGCTGCAGTGTTGTCTCCAAGCGCTGCGGTAATCGTGTTATTACATACTACACGCACCGTAGTGAATTTGGCCACTGTGGCCATGGTTCCATCGTAGCTGGTGCCTAACAATAAATAAGGCTTTACCTTATCCCCGTCTACGATATCCGCGCCAGCACCTACCGAAGCCAGCGCCCAAACCCTCCGGCCAAAGCTCAGCGCTCCCGCGGTCTCCAATTGGAACCCGCCAAGCTTTACCAGATTGTCAAAAAAGCCCATTACCTCCGCGGGTTGCACAACGTGGTATCCATCCGAAACAACAGCCAGGGGGGCCCCGGTGTCGCTGCGGTGTAGGACCTTACGCCCTTTGAAACATTCGGGCTCTGTTGCTGCCTGAGTGCGGAACAGTACAGGAGACTCAAGCACTGTATAAGCCAGACCCGCTTCACGGGTCCATGTTGAGATATCAGCGTCAGCGCTCAAGGTTTGGCCGAGGCCATGCCATGGCGTGCGGCCACTGTAAGCCATTGCTGCGGTGCCCGTGGTTGTATCAATCATGTGTGCCATTTTCTCTATCCTTTCAAAGTTGCCGGATGATCCCGGTGAGTGAATTATATACCAGAATTTAACAGTGTGGCTAATCTTGACTGAACAGGTCAACTATTATCCATAGCACTATAAAAATAGCTAAGGCAAAAAACATTAGGCCCCCTCCCGGCCAATGTCACCCGCTACATGATGACGCAGCATAGACCCCGGCGGCAGCGAGCGAGCAAAAGCACGAACAGCAGCAGCATCGTTTGAAAGCCCGGTTTTTTTAGTGCCATGCCATGCAATAGCCGTTGGGCCACCCGCGGCATAACAGCCGCCTTTCCCCGTGCCCACCCGTTTCTTTCCGGACCCATGGGCGAGAAAAACGACGACATAATCCCGGTCCCCCTGGGCGCATAAGGGCTGGCCACCGCCACACTGCGCACAAGTGAACGATTCAGACATATCAGCGGGGCAGCGCACGAACTTTACGCCCCGGTGCACCATGGGGAAACTTTCCGCCATTTCAGAAGGGGCAGCAAAAACAGCAGGGCGCCCAAGCTCTACCGTGCGCACAGCTTCCGCCATAGTGTCACACGATGCATTAAAAACGGTTTTCCCGGGTTTGGGTAACGGCAGCGCCTCAGCCGGAAAATGGCTGTAGGTCCAAGCTTGGCCATTACGCGGCACAGCGTCAGACACTGCGGCCATATATTCCGCGTCAATTTCCACCGTGCCGGTTTCACTTTTCGGATGCAGCGAACACGAACGGGGGCAGGTTCCATAGGTCTCATGTACCCCACTGCGATATGTGGCGGCAATGGGTCCGGTTTTGCGGTTAGATGTTACGGCGATTGTTTTTAGCATGGTCTCTATTCTTTCTAAAAGTTAATAAACGGCAGCACATATTTTGCTGCAATGGGCGCAGCCGTCCAATTGATTTTCACTATTAAAAATCAGGGTTAGATAGTTCCTCCATTTCGAGCAGCGCTGCCACCGCTTCCGCTTCCGTTTCACCATAACCCAAAGGGTCGAGATAATCATATCCATCGCGTGTGGCGCAATAGTCAGCGCCGCGCCATGGAATCGGCGGAGCGTAAAAAGTCACGACAATCGGGCTCATTTTTTGCCCTTCACTTCAAACTGGCCAAGCCAAATAGCCCCTTCAACTTCGGGCTCGTAACGCTTGATTTTGTAGGAGGATGCAGGGGGCAAAGGAACAAAAAACAGGTTGTAGTCATACCCAAATTTGTCCATGATTTTCAGCAGCGCCCGGAGGTCTCGGGTCTCATTAGTTGTTCTCCAGTCAGCTATGCTCGAGGCATAAAAGTGGAACTGGTCTTGAGTATTCATTTGTTGGCCCCTTGGTCTGAGACCTGTTCGATAGAATACTCCGGATCCTCTTCAATGTACTCATAATCGTCGCAGGTGTCCAAAACAGTAGCGCGGGCCTCCGCCTCGCTGGCGGCAGTAATTTCAATGTCCCGCCATGCGTACGATACACGTAAGACTGAAACAGTAAATTTTTTCATTTTCTCTATCCTTTCTAGGTTGCCGGAGGTGTTCCGGTTCCACCATCATATCAGCAAATTAACAGTGGCGCAACTTATTTTATCAGTGCTTTCCCTAATAGGATGTTGGCAAGCTCTTGCCAAGGCATGCCGCGGTTAGGCCATGCAGCCAGGGGGGCTAGGCGCAGCCCCTGGTCAGCCAACTCTATCGCCTGTCGGCCATGATACAAAACAATTTGGCCGGGTCGAACAACCGTGCTTATCTGGTGCACAAGCACAAAGCAGGGACGGCCATGTGATGCATGCCGGGTCAAAAAAGCGATCTGGTGAGGGCGGAGCGTCACCTTTAACCCGCGGGAAACCACTTTCAACTCAATCGTAACAAAGCGATCCCCCACGCCTACCAGCATGTCAGACACGCCTAAATTGACGCGGTTTTCAATGCGTTCGGTGTCTACGTCAAAGGGGCGAAGCCCGTCACGTACACGAGCAGCAAAAGCCGCCTCAGGGGTTGTCACTTCCGGGTCCCAGATCATTATCCCGCTCAAAGATATCGAGGGGAGGCTCTGCCACGGGAGAAACAAAAGCCGGGTCCCGTTCGCGCTCGACACTCTCGATCACCTGCCCCGTGCTGGCATCGATAAGCGCACTCGGGGGAGGGCCTCCATACAGGGCTCGTAGCTCGTCGAGCTTACGCTGCACCTCTTCCTTAGACATTGAGTCGATTGTTCCATGCCTGATTTCCTTGCGATCAACGTAGATTGTGCCTAGCGCCTGTCCCCGGCGATACTCCGCTTGAACAGCAGCAGCATACGCCCCTGCTTCCAGCGCCTTATCTCTGATTGTCTGCAGGTCACGCATGTGCCTGTCATACGAGGTGTTGTACTTGCTGTTGAGCTCTGCCCGATACGCCTGGATAGCCGAAACCACGTGCGGGTTGATTGAGGGGTTTGTCAGCTTCCACGCCATCACTGAGGCACTCGTAGGCTTGTACCCGGCCCGAATAGCAGCATCCTTGAGGGTTACCCTGCCGTCCCCCGTGACAAGCTCCGTGACGAACTTCCATTCCTTGCCGTTAAGGACTTTTTGTTTGCGTAGTGGGGCCACTTGGCCAGACATACGCTTTTGCGCCTTATCCCCAATGACAGGGGGCACGTTCCAGACATCTCGAATGGTCATACAACCCTCCACAGCCGCCAGCCGTTTTCAACCCGGCGCAACTGGAACCGCCACGCTGCAGCATGTGTTCGAGAAAACCGCATAGCCGAGACCCGGGCGCTGTTAGCGCGTTTCTCGTCTCCGAACCGGATTGAGTCCCCGGGGCGCATGTCTGCGAACGGGTACTTCGTTCGTCCCATGGGCATCTCTACTCCCGATTCAATCTGAAACATCTGTTCGCTCCTGGTATTCCACAGAAGCAAGTGTAGCGGACGTAAACAGGAAGTCAAGAACCCCGCCTACATAACCTTTTCAGCCAAAAAAAAAATATAAAAATAAAAAAAAGTAAGCTCCCGTCTCCCCTGTAAATTCCTTACACCTATTCTTCCCCGTAATGAACTGTCACACCTACAACCCGCATATACACTAGCTCTTACGCCATTTCACCTGATTACACCTAAATGGTTTTTTATTTTTAAAAAAATGTTTTTTCCCACAGAAGTCTATATAGCCTTACAGCTTCCTGACAACTACCCCCTTTTCTAAGGGAAAACACCTATGTTTTAGACCTCTTTTGGTACTTGCACTACAAACACAGTGCCGCTTATAATGTTCCTGCAATCTCTGCAACATTTAGAAAGGATAGCGTAATGAACATCGATAAACAAGAGGTCTCTGATCTCGAATGGCAGGAGGTCCTGGGCCTCGTTTCGCGGTCCAGTGACCAAGCGAGGGATCTTTTGCGCGGCTTGAGCAAGGCGCATAAGAACCCGTTTGACGCCATGCTGGTGTCGCTCTTAGCGACAGTCGTCTTGGCCAAGGCCATAGGCATGTCCCGGGAAGACCTCCTGGAGGGCGTACAGACAGCCTTTAACGCATTGAAGGAGGCAACCCAGCATGCAACCCACTAAACCCCTCACAGGCCCTCCTGTAGCCCCTTACGACACAGGCAAGGTCAAGATAGGTATTTTCTACGTTCGCTCTCAGCCGTGGTCCCCGAGCCGGGATGAGTACGCCTTGCAAACAGCGCTGCTATCATCGCAAGAGGGCCGCGGGTCTTTCTTTTCTCGTATTTTTCGTTTTTTCTGGAGGCTGGCATGACGAATCACACCAAGGATGGATTATTGAGTTTGGACTACACCTCTGAGGAGTTGGGTGTGGATTTGGTTTGTTGGTTTGAGTATGAGCCTGAGGAGCGCGGGGCGCGGAGCCGTTCGGGGGAGCAGTTGGAGCCTGACTATCCGGCCACGTGGACCTTGCACCATGTTTATTTGCCGGGATCGGTTGTGGACATAGCGCCTGTGCTGCAGCTAGCGGTTGTGGAGGCGATTGAGGAGTGCATAGCGCGGCGCGCGGATGACGAGTATCAGGACAACGACAATTTTAGCGAGGCTGAGATTGATGACTATGTTAATCGCAGGGGGGAGTGAGCATGACTGACAAACAAACGGGTGGGCCCGTGATTCCTGAGGAAGCCGAGCCGGTATCGGACATGTGGCAGGTGACTGCCAGCATCGTGGTTGGCTTTGTGCTGTTTGCAATTGCGGTGTTCGCTGCGGTGCTGTTTGTCACCGGGCTTTGGATTTGGAGTCTGCTGATATGAAACAAGAAGACATCATCCGCATGGCGCGTGAGGCTGACCCTAAAGCCAACCTTAGTGAGCCGTATTGTCTTGACCACGAAACAAGGGCGTGGCTTGAAGCCTTTGCC